CCACAGTTTGCTGCATCTAACGGACTTAATGTTAATAACGGAACTATAGGTACATCTTACACATTCCCTACAGGATATAACTCTGTAGAAGCTGGTGATGTTACAATTTCTGGTGGTGTTACAGTTACAGTTCCTTCTACTTCTCGTTGGGTGATAGTATGAGTACAATTATAAATGCAACTACAACCAATGGTGTTGTTATACAGCCTGACAATAGTGGCTCATTAGTATTACAAACGAATAGCGGTACTACAGCACTTACTATAGATACATCACAAAGAGCAGCCTTTGTAGCAGGAACAGCAGCAGCTCCAGCAATTACCACAACAGGTGACACTAACACAGGCATCTTTTTCTCTGCGGCTGACACTATAGACTTTGCTGAAGGTGGTGCTGCTGTTGGTCAGTTTGACTCATCTGCTAACTTTAAATTTAACTCTGGATATGGTTCTGTAGCAACAGCATACGGATGTCGTGCATGGGTAAACTTTAACGGAACAGGTACTCCTGCAATTAGAGCTAGTGGAAATGTAACAAGTATTACTGATGTAGGAACTGGCACTTATAAAATTAATTTTACTAATGCAATGCCTGATGCAAATTATTCTACTAGCATTTCTGCAAGACCAACTTCAGATGTTGTTTGCACTCCTTGGATTGCAGCCACTAATTATGGTGATTATACTACAGCACTTTGCACTGTTCGTTTTGCTAACCAAACGCCAGTTGCAATTGACCCAGATATAGTTTGCGTGCAAATTTTTAGATAGGAATATAAATGAACAAAAGAATAGTATATCAAAATGACGAAGGTGGAATTAGCATTATAGTTCCAGCAGAAGAATGTGGTTTAACCATAGAAGAAATTGCTGCTAAAGATGTACCACAAGGTAAAGAATATCATATTGTAGATGTATCAGATATCCCAGAAGACAGAACATTTAGGAACGCATGGACATGGCAATAATTGTTGACATAAATAAAGCTAAAGATATTACTAAAGATAGGTTGCGTCAAGAACGTGAACCATTACTATTAGCTCAAGATGTAGCATTTCAACGTGCTTTAGAAATAAACGCAGACACATCTGCTATTGTTGCTGAAAAACAAAGACTTCGTGATATTACTACATTGGTAGATACAGCAAACACAGTAGAAGAATTAAAAGCATTGGAGGCTAAATAATGTCAGTAATTATAAACGGTACAACAGGAATAGATACTCCTGCCATAACAGGCATGACTACTCCGCTAACAGTAGCACAAGGTGGAACAGGAGCTACATCACTATCTAGTGCTAACCTACCTGCTACAAACGCTGCTAACACATTTACAGCATCTCAACGTGGCACAGTTACTACAGACAATGACGGTTCTTTTGACATGTCTGTTACTAATAACTTTAAATGTACACCTACAGCTACATTTGCTCTTACATTCACTAACATTACAGCAGGTCAAAGTGGCTATGTATTATTGGTAAATACAGGTGGTTATACTGTCACAGCAGCAGCAACTACTAAAGTAAACACTACATTCTTAACAACTGTCACTACAGCAGGCACATACTTACTATCATACTTTACAGATGGTACTAATGTCTATGTCACTACTGGTGGAGCAATGGCTTAAATGGCTGTTCTTAATAACAGTAATGCTATTAGCCCTAGTGGTTATGACATAAATAACTCACTTCGCTTTAGAGCTAGTGCATCTGCTTATCTAAACAGAACATTTGGAGCTCCTACTAATAATCTTAAATGGACTTGGAGTGGCTGGGTTAAATTAGGATTATTATCTAATTCAGGATATGGTAGATGTTTATTCGTTGGTGGTGCTGCTGATAGTGGCAATAATCTTACTGGTGTTTTTTATAATACATCAAACAAATTAACATTAATTGCCTATTCAGGTGGAGTTTCTCAAGCATCCCCTACTACTGATGCAGTATATCGTGACCCATCAGCTTGGTATCATGTTGTTTGTGTATATGATAGTGCTAATGCAACACAAGCGGATAGATTTATATTTTATGTTAATGGTACTCGGCAAACTGTAACAGGAACATTATTGCCACTAAATCTTGCTTCAAAAAATAATGCCAATAGTGTTTTAAATAGAATTGGTATGGAAGATTTTGGAACAACTTATGGATTTGACGGCTATTTAGCAGAAGTAAACTTTATTGACGGACAAGCTCTAACACCATCATCATTTGGTGAAACAGATACAACTACAGGCTCATGGAAACCTAAAGCCTACACAGGCACTTATGGCACTAATGGCTTCTACCTTAAATTCTCTGACATAGCTACTACATCAGGTTCTAATGCAGGTTTAGGTAAAGACTTCTCTGGTAACGGAAACTACTGGACTACTAATAACATATCTGTAACTGCTGGCACAACCTATGATGCCATGATAGACAGTCCTACGCTAACAAGTGCGACTGTGGCTAATTATGCTGTGTTCAATCCTTTAATGTGGCGAACTTCTGATGGGCAAGCAACAATATCTCAAGCAAATTTGAGAACTACTGGAACATCAACATATTCTTGGGGAACTATATCAACTCCTTCAAGTGGAAAATATTATTGGGAAATGACAGTTACAGCAGGAACTTCAACTGCGGCTATTGGCGTTGATGATGGCATTCATCAAACAAGTGCAACAAATGGAAATTATGTTGTATATTTAAGTTCTGGAAGTAAAACATTAAATGCAACCACAACATCTTATGGTTCTTCATATACAACAAACGATGTAATTGGAGTGGCAATAGACAGAGATGCAAACACTATTACATTTTATAAAAATAATACATCTCAAGGTTCAATATCAAATACATTTACTGGCGAAGTAATGCCATTTGTGGCTCATGGTGCAGGATGGGCTTTACAAGCTAACTTTGGACAACGACCATTCTCTTACACACCACCTACAGGATACAAAGCACTAAACACATTTAACCTACCTGATAGCACTATCAAAAAAGGTAATAGCTATATGGATGTTTTGCTTTATTCAGGTAATGGTGGAACTCAAACTATTACAGGATTAAACTTTCAACCTACTTTGGTATGGGGTAAATCAAGAAGTAACGCTATTGGACATAATTTATTTGACCAAGTTAGAGGTGGAAATAGACAGCTTGCTTCAGAAATAACTGATGCTGAAGTTGTAAGGGCTGGTAATGCTGTATTATTTAATTCTAATGGTATTACATTGAATGCAACATATTGCAATATTAATAACTCATCAACGACCAATGTGGCATGGAATTGGATTGGCGGAGGAACAGGTTCATCTAACACTTCAGGCTCTATTACATCTACTGTATCTGTAAATGCAACTGCTGGGTTTAGTGTGTTGACTTATACAGGCACAGGTGCTAATGCTACAGTAGGACATGGTTTAGGTGTAGCTCCTGCTATGTTTATTCTTAAAGCTAGAAGTGCAAGTGGGTTATATTGGGTTGTATATCATAAATCTGTTGGAGCAACTAAAGCATTATTTTTACAATTAACAGATGCAGCAAATACAGACATACTTTACTTTAATAATACCGCACCAACATCATCTGTATTAAGTTTAGGTGCAGGTTCAAGTCCAAATCAAAATGGAACAACTTTTGTTGCCTATTGCTGGGCAGAAATAGCAGGGTTTAGTAAGTTTGGTTCTTACACAGGTAATGGTTCTAGTGACGGAGTATTTGTATACACAGGCTTCCGTCCTAAATATGTTATGATTAAAAGAACAGATACATCAGGATATTCTTGGATAGTAGAAGATACATCAAGAGATACTTATAATGTTTCAAGTGCTAGACTTATTCCAAATACAGCAGACGCGGAAGCAACAGGAACTCATTTAATAGACTTTTTAAGTAATGGTTTTAAATTAAGAGGAACTTCTCTTGAAACAAATGGAAGTGGCGGAACTTATATATATGCTTGTTTTGCAAGTAACCCCTTTAAAAATTCTAACGCAAGATAACAGGAGAAAACTATGTTTTTGTTAAACGGAAATAGATTAGCAGAAGGAACCTCCTTTTATGATGCTAATGGCACACAATACCCACCACAATGGCTAAATACTTCTACAGAAGAAGAAAAAGCAGCTATTGGCATTACATGGGTAGCAGACCCAGCACCTGTAGATAATCACTTCTACTGGGATACAGATTTACCTAAAGCCCTTGAAGATAAACTTGAAGAAGATGGTTCTACAACTAAAGGACTTAAAAGTCAATTTGTAGCTCAAGTTAAAGACACAGCAGGTAAACTACTTAATGCTACAGACTGGTATGTTATTCGTAAAGCTGAACGTAATGTAGAAATACCTTCAGAAGTAGCTCTAAAACGCACACAAATCGTTACAGAAGCAAACAGATTAGAAACTGATATTAACGCATCAACTACAGTAGAAGCTCTTATTGAGGTATTAAACGCACAAAACTGGGGTGAATAATGTTTGGATTTAGTGCTTATTCGCAAAGTCCGTTTAGTACTTTACCAGTAAGCGGTCAAATAATTACAGCTTCTGCTGCCATTACAGCAGATGCAACCGTAAGTGCTTCAGGAATACGCTTTAGAACATCCAATGCTAGTATTAACGCTACTGCAACAGTTACAGTTACCGTAAGTGGTTCATTAGTATTTGGCACAGCATCTATAAACGGCTTTGCTGACTTATCTGCTATAGGCACTAGAACACAGTTTGGTAGTGGTGCAATATTCGCAGAGGCTATCGTATCTGCTACTGGCGGTTCTATCGCACTAGCTTCAGCAAGTATCACAGCAACAGGTACAGTCACAGCATTAGGTTCATTACTACAATCTGGCAATGCTTCTATCACAGCCAATGCTCAAGTAGAAGTAAACTACAACAGAATTAGGCTAGATAGTGGTTCTATCACAGGAACTGCTACAGTATCAGCATTAGGTGGATTAATAAATTCAGGTAATGCAAAAATAAATGGGTTTGCTATAGTTACAACAAGTCCTAACGCTATATTAGCAGGCTTTGCTTATGTAGAAGGCATAGGAACAGTTACTGCTAAAGGTACAAGGCAAGGTGAAGGATGGATACCTGTACCAGCAGGCACAGAAATATGGACAGATACAACACCATCTACAGACGTATGGTCAGCAATATCACCTTCTTCAGATACATGGACAGAAATTACAGCAGGAACAGAAACTTGGACTGATACAACTCCAAGTAC